GGTATTATATACGACAAAACAGAGCAAGCTAATATATCTAAGGTTCAGCTATCCCAGCCTTCAACAATTGAATATTGCTTTAATGATGTTGATAGACTGTTGGATTTACATAATAATTTAGTACTTAAACTCAAGGAGTATGAAGCCATAGATTCTTATAAATTACATTGTAGACATATCAGGGCCCTTACATACATGGAGCTATGTGGCCTTCCAATATCAAAGGATAGATGGAAATTAAAAATGGATAGAGATTACTCTCAATACAAAAAATGTGAAAGAGAAATTATTGATTATATTTTTGACAATATGCCCCAATATAGAGATTTACAATTAGATATGTTTAGCGATGAAAAGAAAATAAATTGTCTACTAAGTTCTCCTAAACAAATGATAAATGTATTTAAAGACTTAGGTATAAAGGTAACTTATAAAGAAAAAGGAGAGATAAAAGAAAGCTTAGAAAAAGGAGTTATATCTAAGTCCGACCATGAGTTTGTAAAAATTTGGCTTAAATATAAGGAAGTTGAGCACAATGTAACCACTTTTGGGGAGGGTATTTATTCTAAAATAAGAGATGGAAGAGTCTATACACATTTCAAGCCTATTATAGATACGGCAAGAATTGCTTCTAGAAAAGGAGAGATCAATTTTTTAAACTTTCCCGCCAACAAAGAAACAAGAGAATGCTTTGAAGCAAATGAAGGATTTGACATTATCGTAGCTGACTATGCAGGACAAGAAACAGTTGTTGGTGCCGACATTACAGGAGATAAAGCCATGATTGCTTCCATAGTGGAAGGGAAAGACCTACACTGTGCTTTTGCCAGAGTACTCTACCCAGAATTGGCGGACCTTTCTGATGAAGAAATTATAAAAGATCATAAAGCTAAACGTAATGCCTCTAAGGCCCCACGATTTTGTTTTCAGTTTGGAGGTACAGGATTTACTTTAGCAGAGAATGAAGGGCTTTCCTTGGAAGAAGGAGAACGTATTGAAAAATTATTTAAAGAACTTCATTATGGGGTTTATTCCTACGGGGAGACTAAGCTTCAGGAAGCCTTAGAACTAGGGTATATTCAATATGCAATGGGCTTTAAATTAAAGCTACCAATGTTTGATATTTTCAAAGAAAAAGATGATAAGATTTCAAATTTAGATAGAAATTTTTGGAATAAATATCGTATGGGAAAGCAAGAACATTTAAGATGCGAGAAAGCTAAGGAAAGAGGCAAGGTATATGCTATAGCAGATATGGAGGCATATAATTGCTTTAATGCCAATAAACTTATGATGAAAGACTATTTCAGCTTAAAGTCTCAGTATATGAGATTATGCTTAAATGCACCTACACAAGGAACTGCGGCCCATCAAACTAAAATGGCTACAGTATTGTTATTTAATGAAATTGAAAAAAACAATGACTATTGGAAAGCAAGGATAGCAAATGTAATACATGATGAGATAGTTCTGGAGACTGAAACACACCTGTCAGAAAAATATGCTAGAATACTAGAAAAAAGTATGATAGAGGGAGGTAATATATTTCTAAATAATCCTGTATTATTTATGAGTGCGGAAGCCAATATTGGAAAATCATGGTATGAATCCAAATAAATTAAACTTAAAGTTATGAGAAGAAAAACAGTAAAAAAATCAGACACTCCTACTCCTAGGAAGAAGAAAAAAGTAGTAAACCCCAGAGTAGTAAGAGAATATTGCGGAGGCACAATGACTAAAGCGGCCTTCTTTGGGGCCATAAGAGCTTTTTTAAGACAAAGATGGTTATATTCTTGTCCTTTTAGAAAAGAGATCCTTAAAAGAGCTTATTCTGCCTTATTAAAAAAATGGCAATGCAATGATTGTAAAAAAATGTTCTTAAAGAAAGAGGTGGAAGTTAACCACATTGAACCCTGTGGTAGCTTGAGAGATTACCACGAAATAAAAGCATTTCACGACAGGTTATTTGTAGAGGATATAAGTAAGCTAGAGGTGCTTTGTAAAGATTGTCACAAAAAATTTACAGAAAAAAATAAAATAACTATTGACATTTAATAAAAATGTATTAATTTTGCATCAGATTAAAAAACAAAGGGAAAATATGAATTACGAAGAAATGGGAAAATTAGTTATTAATCTTCCCCAACTAAAAATTATCCAATCTTTAATAAAGAAAGGGTTTATTAGAAGTTTACATACTGAAAAATTAGATAATACTGATCCTTCAAATTTTGAAATAACAGAGTTTGGTAAAGCTATTCTTAATGGAGAAAAATATCAAACTCTTGTTTCTGAAGAATTCTTAGAGGAATATATGAGATTGTTTAGTAAACAAAATTTACAAGGAATAAATAAAAAAGCCTTTAGTCCTAAAAATAAAGTTTTATCTAAATTAGAATCTTTTATGAGAAAATATAAAGTTTCTAGTAGTGAAATACTTCATGCGGTTGATTACTATCATCAAAATGCAGACGATATTCGTTATACATTGGATGCCCAGTATTTTATTGAAAAAGACGGAGGAAGTTTATTGATAGATACTATTAATGAAATGAAAGAAGGAATATTTAGTAACCAAGATAAACTCGTATTTTAATGGATATTGTAAAAGTAATAGAAGAAAGCAGGGATTCATTAATACAAGGACATATTAATTCTATTCCTATGCCATTCAACGGCACAAGAAAAGCATTTAGTGGTATATTTCCAGGTGCTATGGTTTGTATTACCGCTGAAACATCTGTGGGTAAAACGTCTTTGGCAAAGTATATATATTTATTTAGTGTTGCGGATTATATTTTAGACGATCCTTCTTTTAAGTATTTTAACTATAAATGTCTATGGTTTGGTTTAGAAGAATCCGAGGAAGAATTTCATATCAGTATCCTTCAATATGCAATTGCTAAATACTACCATAAAAATTGCACACAGGATGAACTATTGAGCAGAATAGATCCTATTTCAGAAGAAATAATTTCTATGATAAAATCAGATCCTGTTCAAAAATACTTCAACACTGTAAAGGATTTTACTAAATTTGACGATCATACTGGACATGCTACAGGTATTTATAAAACTTGCCAAGAATATTCAAAAGAAATAGGAGAGCACCATTATAAAGAAAAAGAAATTAGTGGAGGAAAAAAAATTAATGTTTATAGCCATTACACGCAAAATGATCCTAATGCAATAGTGACAATAGTTATAGATAACGTAAACATTTTGGAATTAGAAAAAAATGAGCTAGGAATGTCTCTTGACCTTTCAGGATGTATAGATAGACTTGTAAATACCTACATGAGAAAACAAGTTTCAAAGCATTGGAAATGGCATGTATGCTGTGTACAACAACAGCAAATGGCCGCAGGAGATTTGAATCACTTTAAAGCAGGCAAGCTTGAACCAGAACCACAGAAGCTAGGAGATAATATCAAAGTGGCAAGATCTTACCAAGTTATAATAGGTTTGTTTTCTCCATATAAACATAAGATGACAAATTACTATAAGTATCAGATTTTAAACTCTGACAGAACTGACGGATTTGAAGAATGCTTTAGAACTATTCACATTTGTAAAAACAGATTTGGTAGAACAGGAGTTGCAGAACCTCTATTCTTCAACCCCAAAGGCTTTAGTTTTTTTAGTATGCCAAAACATGATGACACCCAAAATTTAAACCAATTATTAACCTATAAAAAAACAATTTTAAAAGATGAGTAATTTAACATTGCCAACACAAAAGATTCCAGCATCAGTTGTGAATCCAAGAACAATGGTTATTTTTAGCCAGAAAAAGACAGGGAAAACCCATGCACTCAGTGAGTTGGAGGGTAATCTTATTATTAACTTCGAGCATGGTGCCGATTTCTATGAATCCATGAGGATTAACATAGACTCATTGCAACAGTTTGATGAATTAGCCCAGCTTTTCCACAAAGAAAAACCTCATTACAAGTTTATTACACTTGATACGGTTACTTCTTTGAAAGAGAAACTATTGAATCAATTAGCAGTGAGAACCTATAACAAAGATACAGGCAAAAGTGAGGCCGCTGACTTTGATATTGATAGATTGGAGTATGGAAAGGGCCAAGTATATAAAAGAGAAGCCTTGTTTAAAATCATGGAGTTCTTTACAAGATTTTGCGATACGCTTATTATTGTAGGACACGTTGCAGATAAGTCAATCTCTACTTCAGGACAAACAATTAAAGAATTGAACCTTGAAGGTAAGTTGAAAGATTTACTTGCTCTAAGAGTAGATGCAATTGGTTACATGTATAGAAATACAGAAAAACCTAATATAAATATGCTTTCATTTATCCACTCTGAAGAAATTGTAGGAGGAACAAGATGTAAGCATCTTAGAAATAAGGAGTTTGAAATCTCAGAACTTGTCAACGATGATAAACTAGAGACACATTGGGAAAAGATTTTTATTTAATAACACACACAAACAATATTTTTTAATTTTTAAAACAATTTAACATGAACAGTAATGTCAAAATTTCAACTGGCGGAGGTGCCAAAAAATTATTCTACGGAGTATCTACCTTTATTCCTAGTATGATTAACCCAAACAAATCTACCCTATCTGAATTCTTAGGCAGAGATTTGGAAAAAGAACCTGAATATCTAACTACAAAAGATTTAGATGGAAAACAAGTGAGAGTATTAAAGCTTGATATTTGGGGAACTCTTCCACAAGCCGAAAACACAAAAACAAAGATTACATTTTGGTTAGAAGCTAGACACGATATTTCAAGAAGTGGAAAGCAAAAATACATTAATGGCCAAGGTCTTACTTCCTACAATGAAGATCCTTCCGTTATGAATAAAAACAAAATGTGGTACTATGGGGAAAACCAAAGAAAAGCTATGGTTGGGGAAGACACTGTAGTGGATTTTTTCATCAACTTGAAAAACTGGGAAACTGATTTGTCAAAATACACTATGAGAGATGGAGATGTTCCAAGTATTTTCCTCCCATTAGAGAAATTGTTTAAGCAAGATTATTCTGACATCAATCCTTTATTTGAAGAGGGAAGAGGAATAAGAGTTTATGTAGGTATTCGTTCAAGTGAAAGCAACGGAAAAACATATTATGATATGGATATTTACACAAAGGCTTTCATAAAAGATTACCCAGGAGCTAAAAACTTTGATAAAATTATCAATGCTCTAAAAGGAGAGTATTCTTCTTTCAAAAAGAATATCGCCCCTATTACAGCTAATTTCTTAGAGTTTGACCCAAATGAATTAATGTCAGAAGAGGCAGATATGACAATGACTTCTGCTTCAAATGACATGGGATTTGGTGACGAACTTCCTTTTTAAAAAAAGCAATGAAAAAGTGTATAAAATGTAGTATAAACCAAGAGTTTACATCTTTTTATAGACATTCTGAGATGAAAGATGGGTTTCTAAATAAATGTAAAAAATGTTGCAAAGAAGATTCTTCCGCAAATTTTAACAACAAAATGAAAAATCCCATCTTTCAAGTCTCAGAGAGAGAAAGACAAAAAGAAAAGTATAAAAGGTTAGACTACAAAGAAAAGCAAAAAAAATGGGATGAAAATAGGCCTTGGAAAAAAACTTATATTTATAAAAATTTGAATAGAGATTTAAAACTAAAGCCATCAGAACACGCCCATCATTGGAACTACAATGATGAATTTTTACGAGATGTAATAATATTAGACAAAGTTTTACATAAAAAAATTCATAAACATTTAATCTTTGACAAAGATTTGCTTATTTTTAAAACTATTGATAATCTCCTTTTAGATACTAAGGACAAACATTTAAATTACATAAAAAACAAATCATTATGTTCACTTTAGATCAACAGAGCGATATATGGAGAAACTATTTTGGAAGTTGGGAAGCCAAGGGCACCTATAGTAATCCTTTAAGATCAGACAAATCACCAAAATGCTATTTTAAGGTTATTAATGATAAGATTTTATTCATAGATTGGGCCAATCATCCTACACATTCTGACTGCATTTCTTTTGTATCGCAAAAGTATAACTTAACTAATAAAGAAGCTATTACAAAAATAAATTATGATTTAAAGTACACTAATAGAGTGAAAGGAGGGTTTTCAGGAGAAAACAAAGGGGTGGTAGTAACACCCCTTTCTTCTTCTCCCGCTATCAATACATACACTCAACAAGTAGAAGAGAAGATAAATTATTCTGTAATAAAGAAACCCTTCTTTGCAAAGGAAGATATTAACTACTGGAAAAAATTTGGTATAACAGAGGTTATATTAAAAAAATATGATGTATGTCCTGTAAAATTCGTTTTAAGAAATGGAATATTAAACTATTCTAGTAGCGAGTATAATCCTATATTTGGTTACTACCAACACAATCAACTTTTTAAAGTGTATAATCCCATAGGGCTTCCTATGCAAAAGTGGAGAACAATTAAAGCAGTGCTAGAGGGGTTCCCTCAACTTGAATATAAAACAAATGTATGCTTTATCACTTCTTCTTTAAAGGACACTATGTGCTTAGATTCTTTAGGATATGATGCGTTTAATCTGCCTTCAGAAAACAGTTACAAAATATTGCTACCTATAATTGACGAATTATTTAGTAAGTTTGACCAGGTTTATGTATATTTGAACAATGATGAAGCTGGTAAGAAATTCTCGAGACTATTGACTTTAGAAATTGATAACAGATTAAAGTATATTAACAATCCTTCCGATTGGAGGCAAACAGATCCTTCTGATGTTATAAAAGAGTTAGGAGTTGAGCCTTTAAGAGAAGTTATAAAAGAAAAATTTTCAAGAGACAATGTTATTTTAACAAATAAAAATTAATAAAAATGATAGTAAAAATAAAAAAATTAAATGAACTTGCAGTAATACCTTCTTACGGAAAACCAGGTGATGCTGGAATGGACCTGACTTGCACGGAAGCTCTTTTAGATGCTTCAGGGTGCTATGTTTACAAAACAGGATTAGCTGTAGAAATACCTGAAGGATTTTTTGGTCTACTGGTGCCAAGATCTTCTGTAGCAAAAAAATCTCTAATACTCACCAATCACGCAGGAATCTTAGATTCAGGGTATAGAGGAGAAATTATGTTTAAATACAAACCTAATTACCAATACTTCTTACAAAGCGAAGAAATAAAAAATGAACAAATTTATTTAAAGGGCGAGAGAGTGGGACAATTAATAATTATGCCTTACCCTGAAGTGGAGTGGGAAGTTGTTGATGAACTTTCTGATTCTGATAGAGGAGCTGGTGGCTATGGCAGTACGGGTATTTAATAAACTAAAAAATAAATTATGAGCACTATAAGTATAACA